CAGTAAATGTTGGAAAAATTAAGTCAGATGAAGAACTTGGAGAACTTTGTGAACTTTCTGTCCGTGGACTAGAAGAACTCATCGACTATCAGAAGTATCCTGTAAGGGCAGCAGAACGCGCTACAAAGGCACGCAGGTCCCTTGGAGTAGGTTTTATTGGTCTGGCACACTATTTGGCAAAACTTGGATTTAATTATGATTCTCAGGAAGCCTGGGATGCAGTTCATGGGCTTTCAGAATCTTTCCAATACTATCTCCTAAAGGCATCTAATCAGATTGCTAAGGAAAAAGGTCATTGTTCAGATTTTGGTCGCACTAAGTATGCTGATGGTATTCTCCCAATTGATACATACAAAAAGGATGTAGACGAAATTTCAAGTATTGAGTTGCAACATGATTGGGAAAGTCTTAGAGCATCTATCTTGGAGCACGGACTCCGACACAGTACATTGTCCGCACAGATGCCATCGGAGAGCAGTTCCGTTGTGTCAAACGCAACAAATGGAATCGAACCACCAAGAGATTATTTGTCCATTAAAAAATCGAAGAAAGGGCCTCTTAAGCAGATTGTTCCCCAGTATCAATCTCTAAAGAATAATTACACACTTCTTTGGGACATGAAATCTAATCGTGGTTACATCAATATTGTATCCGTGATGCAAAAGTTCTTTGACCAAGCAATTAGTGGCAACTGGAGTTATAATCCAGAAAACTATCCAGGAAAAGAAATTCCTATTTCTGTTTGGGCACAAGATCTTCTCACAACTTACAAATATGGTTGGAAGACAAGCTACTACCAAAACACTTATGATGGTAAAAAGGATGATGAAGACTTTGAAGAAAAGTCTGAACTTCAAAGTATCCTAAATGATATTGAGACTTCTGAAGAGGAAGAATGTGAATCATGTAAAATTTAATTAAAATTGTTATTGATTAAACAAAATAGAGGTAAACGAATGCAATACGATTTTCTGACAACCAAAGAACAAAAGTCCACTAGTATTGAAGGAATGACCGTTTTTAATACGGAACAAGTAAATACTAAGAAACAACCAATGTTCTTTGGTAAACCTTTGGGTGTTCAGAGATACGATTCCTATAAGTATCCAGTTTTTGATAAACTTACAACTCAACAACTTGGATACTTTTGGAGACCAGAAGAAGTTTCACTACAAAAAGACCGTGGAGATTATCAAACACTTCGCCCAGAACAAAAGCATATCTATACCTCTAACCTCAAATACCAGATTATGCTTGACTCCATTCAAGGGCGTGGTCCTGGGATGGCTTTTATTCCTTACTGCAGCCTACCTGAACTAGAAGCATGTATGGAAGTATGGGGATTTATGGAAATGATTCATAGTCGCTCATACACATATATTATTAAAAATGTTTATTCGGACCCTTCAGAAATCTTTGATAAGATTGTTACTGATGAGCGGATTCTTGAGCGTGCAGAAAGTGTAACAGAATCATATAATGATTTTATTCATCATGCTCAACTTTGGGGAACAGGAAACATGTGGAGGGAAGATTTTAGAAGTTCCCCATCATCCCAATGGGAAATGAAGGACCTGAAGAGAAAACTATATCGTGCAATTGCGAATGTGAATGTTCTTGAAGGAATTCGTTTTTATGTTTCTTTTGCATGTAGCTTTGCTTTTGGTGAACTAAAACTTATGGAAGGTTCTGCCAAGATTATTTCTCTCATTGCTCGCGACGAAAATCAGCATCTTGCAATCACTCAAAATATTCTTAATAAATGGAAGAATGGGGATGATCCGGAGATGAAGCAAATTATGAAGGAGGAAGAAGAATGGACCTATAAAATGTTTGAACGTGCTGTCAATGAAGAAAAAAAGTGGGCAGATTATCTCTTTAAAGATGGTTCTATGATTGGATTAAATGACAAACTATTGCAGCAGTATGTTGAATGGGTTGCTAATCGTAGAATGAAGTCAATTGGTCTAAAACCAATGTATGATATTTCTGCCAAGAACAATCCTCTTCCATGGACTCAACATTGGATTTCATCTAAAGGATTGCAAGTAGCACCTCAAGAAACTGAAAATGAATCTTATCTCGTAGGGAGCATTAAGCAAGATGTCCAAGGAAACACATTCTCAGGATTTCAACTCTGAGCAGTTTAAAAAAATCTGGGAGGAAATGGATAAAATTGATCCATTAACTCCTGGACAACCTTCTGAAAGTGAATTGTGCATTGAAGCTTATATGAAAGCTGCTGAACATGATTCTTATTTGTTTGGAGATTATGACTATTGTAAAGAATGGTTAGGTATTTGCACATAGATAAAGGTGAATTCTTTTATCTTTTATGCCTAGGAATCAAGTTAGTAAAGACGAATTGAAGGTTAAAGTTTTAAGTTTAAAAAACAAAGTGGATCAAGAACCAACAGTATGGCAGGGTGAGAAAAAACTCGCCCATAAATACTTAAACATGGTTCTTGATGCTCTTGATGAATATAGATATTGACTATGAAAATCCTTGGATGTATAATGAAGTGCCTTTTACCAGCAATGATATTGGGGACTACTTTGGGTTTGTTTATCTCATTACCAATCAGTCACAATAATCCAAAAACTATAATAGAACTAATTAACAATAAAGATTAGTCCCTCCTTTAATTGTTTCTTATATTTTTGGTATCCTATTTTCTTTTCTTTTAAGTAAGATACAACACTTTCCCAAGTATTTTCTCCATCACTCACTCTTACATTTTTTGATGTTGTGAGTGCTTTTTTATGCCCTTCAGTAAGCTTTGTTCCATACCTAGGATTTCCTTCACCAGAGTACATCTTACTAAACTTCTCACGGACTTCTGGTTTATACATTGGATTGTATGATTTATCTTTCATCTTTTCACTTCTCATATCGCAGAACTTATCGTTTCTCATAACGACTTCATAAATTCCTGCCCTTTCACTTACAAAAAATCTTCCTTCAATATTTGTATTATAATAATCGTCAGTCATTAGAACATCTCTTTTAAATTGTTCCATAGTTTCATAATAAGACATTGATTTTTTGTGAGGACATAGGTAGAGTATTTCTCTCAAAAACTTATCTTCACCAAGAAGTTTTACATCTTCATTTAATTCATCACAAGATCCAAAATATTTTTTCCAATCACTTTCTTTTGTTTTTCTTCTACCAGTCTTTTTATCTTTTCTCCTTGTCCAAAAAGATTTTTTACCAACATATTTTCTATCATTTGTTAGATTTGTTATGAGATAAACAAATCCTTCAATTCCTTTAGGAGCCTCTATGAATTCGTTTTCGTTATATCTCCAAGACATAAAAATACTTTCTACCATAAAAATATTTATAGTGAAAGTATTTTTGACTCATATCAATAACTTTATTATAAATAGTTTGACAGACTTTTGGAAAGAAGATGAGGACATTCCAAGAATTTATGGATGAATGTTATTGTATTCAGGAAACATCACTGAATAGAATTCGTTCTAAATCAGAGAAAGGTGGAATGGCTATCCTGTCTGGACAGAGAGGAGATAAGTCTTCCAAAGAAAATAAAGAAAGAAGCAAGAGAACTGAAAGAAGGATTCGTGGTGCTGGACTTCCTGGGCCAACAAAAGTTTCTGGAAGATACACAGAGAATCCTGGAACTCCACAAGAGAAAAAGGTGGGAGAGAAGTCCCATGTAGTTTCTTCTGGTAAGATGGGTAAGAGGAAGTTCAAGAAGACAGTTGAAAAATTGGGCACAGAGGCTGGACTTAAGCACAAAAAGAATGTAAAATCGGGTTCAAGCAAAGATGATCAGGACTCAGTTTTAATCCAACGCAAGAAAGGTGGATCTGCTACACTCAAAGGAACTTCCAAAACATCTTGGCCAGGTAAGGGTAAGAATGTTAAAGTAGGGAAGATGAAACCAGGACGCACTGGTGAATTTGATACCAAAGTGAAAAACAAAACATTTACTTATGAAGAAGACTAAGTTTCCATTTCAGCATATTGTTTTAGAAGACAAGAAAGAAGTCTGGGTTCTTTGTGATAGTGCTATTACTGCTATGGGGATTGGTTCTATTGTTAAACAGTTTTATCCTGGATATACTCCTCACATTGCTTCTAAAGATTATTTCTCAGAACTATCTAAACCTTGAAAAATTACTATGAGCCTCTTTCGAAACTTAAAGAAGAAATTGAACAATTGGGTAGACAAAATTTTAGTCGAACTATCCTATCATTACATAAAACAAAGGGCAAAACAAATTTCGAAGAAACCAGACAACTCTTTGTCAACGGAGTCCTCACAGAAAGCCTTGACAACGGAGAACCAGCATTCTACAATAGTAACATCCTCAACAGATACTTCAGAAAAGATTACTATGAATGCCCAAATTCATCCACTAGCTCAAGTTAAAGAATGGTCTATTAATCGGATTCATAAACTTGCAGAAGGTGGAGTAGAATCTCAGTTTGATGCTGTGGCGATTGCTGAAGAGTTTGATGAGTGGATTAATGCTGAAGAAAATGGGGAAACATTAAAATATATTTGTTTGATGGACCCAGATTTTGGAGAACAGGAAATCGATACCATTTGACAAGATAGAATTTTTCCTGTACAATGTAATTGATTGGTATTCATCCTGGAAAACTCTTGTTAGTTTTCAATACATAATACCTAAATTGGATGGGTAGGTGTCCGAGTGGTTAATGGAGGCGGACTGTAAATCCGCTGGCTCTGCCTACGGGGGTTCAAATCCCTCCCTGCCCATTGACAATCTACACTTTATGTGTTATGATTGTCTCATGACTCAATAGCTCAGTTGGATAGAGCAACTGCCTTCTAAGCAGTCGGTCGTAGGTTCGAGTCCTACTTGAGTCGCTTGGAACTTCGACGGAAGTTCCTTAGGGTGTGACAGAATAACCTTAGTGGTCAAGCACGAGGTAATGTATAGTACGACCGGCTGTGGTGGCCGCCATGTGACTGGGAGACCAGAGACATGAGAATCCTTACCAAGGAGTCCGAAAGTTCTAGGAATTATTTCTTCTATCAGTGAGACCTTCCTAGTTGTGAGTATGATAGAAACTCACCACCCAACCATGCGGATGTAACTCAACGGTAGAGTCACAGCCTTCCAAGCTGTTGGTTGCGCGTTCGAATCGCGTCATCCGCTCTTGGTAGTCCCTAGCGATTAACTAGGTAGACGCCAAAGGAAGTTAAGTCAAAGAATCGAGACAAGCAGACAATGCCCTTTGAACTGGTGTAAGTCCAGTAACTTCCTATATTATATTCTTCTTTTGAAGTTTATGAATAAATACAAGTTCGGTGGACATGAATTAACATCTATCAATATTTGCCGACTACTAAGTGAGTTGGAAGGTTCTTATACACTTCTCAAATACTTGGGATTTGAGGAAGATATGAATACGATGGATGAGATGAAGAAGAGATATTATAAACTCTACTTCAAAACTTTAAAGGAAGAAAAACAAAAAAATAATCCTCTGTAGCTCAGCGGTAGAGCAGGGAGCTGTTAACTCTCTGGTCGCAGGTTCGAATCCTGCCGGGGGAGTTTAGTATAAATAAAACTAAATATTTAAAAAATGAATATATCATGGAACCAATTAGAATTAGATGTAAGAGTTGCAGTAAAGAATTAGTAGGACATCAAACAAAAACAGTAAGTTGTGGATGTCCCAATATGGCAACTATACGGGGAGAAAAAATATCGGCAGTTGACTTATCTAAGGTTATTATGCTAAACTTATACAAAGAAGAAAGAAAAAAGAATTTCTTAACTCAAGAAGACATTGCTTGGCAACAGGCAAGAAGGGATCGAAAAGTTCGTAAGTTGGACTTTGAAGTCCGTTAGTTAGTATTCAACCAGTAAAACTCTAGTTAGTTTTCAACGCTTAATACTCATAAAATCAGTTGGTATTCATGCCTTAATACTCTCGTTAGTATTCAACAAGTAATACCCATTTTGGAAAGGTGACCGAGTGGTTTAAGGTAGCAGTCTTGAAAACTGCCGAGGTGAAAGCCTCCGTGGGTTCAAATCCCACTCTTTCCGTTTTATTTAAAATTTAATATTCTCTTCAACAGTGTTACAATATGAACATACTTTGTTGACTATATTGTTCCTTGAAGATACAATAATGCTTATATAGTATTATGTTTAAGTTAAAGCAATGTCAGATAGAGAATTCTCGGACTTAAAATTAGACAGAAAGGAATGTTCTCATTGTGGTGCTGTTTGGTTAAATGGAAGACATACTTGGTCTGGAACGGGAATTCAAAAAGAAGGTTCTGAGTTGGATCTTGCTGGATTAGTATGCAATACCAATCATGGCGGAAAAGATAAGTGTATCAATCCACTTAAAGGTAGAAGTGGTGGAGATACCTGGGCAAAAAGAAAAGAATTTCTAGATGGGTTATCGATAGACCCAGATGCTTGACAGATGGTTTGATTTAATGGTATAATTTTTTTGTTGATTAGTTGGTATTCAGCGAATAAAACTCATGTTAGTTTTCAGGTTTTAATGCCCATCAACTTCGGGATGTAGCGCAGCTTGGTAGCGCATCTGTTTTGGGAACAGAGGGCCGCAGGTTCGAATCCTGTCATCCCGATTTGCTTTTTAATATAAAAACTTAAAAATGTATATTATTATTCCGGAATACTTCCGAAACGTGAAGCAAGTATCAAAAATCAATTGGGCATGGAATAATGGAAAGACAACTACAGAAATAAAGTATATTGATGGTGAGGTACAAAATAGAAATAACAATGAAGCACCTCCAACTAAAGCATGTCATGACATTGCACACTTTATGGCAGCATTTAATGGAAATATGGAATGGGATTATTTGCAACCAATCAATCATCTTCCAGAATACAATGCAGTATTCATAGAAAACATTCTAACAAAAATTTGTTTTCATAAAATGAATAATCTTGATTTTGATGTTAATCCAAATATGGAAAATGTACTTTCTCATATGAGATGGTTTTGTGAAGATTATTATTTCATCTCAAAAAATCATCCAACAAAAAAAGGGTATCGGCAATTATTTGACGAATTTTTGTCAGTATGGGAAGTTGAAAAAACCTTGAAATTTTTTGATATATTTTATGAAATTTACTTTATAGAAAAAAATAAACAATCTAAAGATTTTGAAGTGGATGTGGTCATGTCACTCGATAGTAATTTTTATGATGATAAGATATGTGATATGATATATAAATCAAAGAAAAGTTTAAGGAATTTTTTATGAGCATGGTTCGAGTTTATTCTATGGAACACTGGCAAAACAATTGGGAAGAGTTGATTGAAAGAGTTGAGAATGGAGAACATATAGGAATCAGAAACGAAGAAAATGGGCAAACAGCAGTCATGATTCCAGCAGACGATGAACTGCTAAGAATCTATACAGACCACGACGAAGCATCGTGATTTTCTGCTCGTTTAGCCATCTGGTGAAGGCAGCGTTCTCATAAAGCGCCGCAGGAGAGTTCGATCCTCTCAACGAGCATAGGACAGTCTAAAAACTGTCCCTCTTGACTTTCTAAGTCATCCACCTTATAATTTCAAGGTAATCAAACAAAGCAATGGCAATTACTTCTAAGTTCAAAAAAGACATTAACGTTCTTCGTGGTGCGGCAAATGGGGAATTTTATCTAGATGTAAAAAATCCTAAACTTTATAAGAAAGTTCGAAAGTATTATGAAAGTGAAGGTGTAGTTTTTTCTGGAGACCCAGAAGATGATTATGAAATGTTGATTGATTATCTTTATGAAGATCTTGTAGCAGTTCAATCTGCATGAGTTAAAGTCATGGAGAGACATTAAAAACCCTGGTCGGAGATTTATTCCCCCCTTTAGTTAATTATGGTCAGTATTCAACAAGTAAAACTTTTATTAGTTTTCATTCCTTAATACTCAATTAATTAACTAGTCACGGAGAGACTTTAAAAGTACTGGTGGAGTCAATATGACCCTATTTCACACACAACACACAAATTAGGAGAATGCCTATGACACCTTATGAACTTCGCTTTGAAATTTTCAAACAGGCGAATGGGTTGGCACAAGATGAATACCATTGTAAATTTGCATTGGTAGAGCAATGGAACAATGAAAATTCAGTTAAAATGGATTATCCGGAGTTTCCAACTTATGCCGAAATCGAAAAACTTGCAGATAAAATCAATTCATTTGTAAGTTCAAAATAGGTTTCTTGCCATTCCTTAAAAGGGCAAGTGGTGCGGATGTGGAGGTTACTCCCGCCTGGTTTCCAATTTCCAGTCAAAGAATTGGTGGCGAGCCTGATAGTTATCTTAAGGGAAGTGATTGACATCACTTCCCTTTTTTATTATAATTAAAAAAAATATTCACAACATGATAACAATTAATTATTTGTCTCATTGTAGACCAATCGAGTATTGGAAAATAACTTCTTATTTTTTAAATAAAATTAAAGAAGAAAATAAGAGAAAAATAAAAATCAATATCTTAGCGACCAATTCTGATAATTGGGAAGAATATATTGATGGTATTGATATTGAAATATTCACCTTTACTCAAAACAATAATTATCTGGATAAAGTTGATTGTGCATTAAGAACTGGTGGAAAATATTCAATTAAACTTGATGAGGATTGTTTCATAAACAATCATATATGGGATTATATGATTGAGAATATTGACTTTTTATCTGATGATAAAAATTACTTAATTTCCCCTTTACTATCAAACAACATTCCTTTAGTTGATTATTTTTTAGAAGGTTTTGTTTGTTATAAAGATTCTATCTATGAAGACTTTTCAAATCAAAAGATGCCAAAAGGTCTTTGGGGAGTTGATTATTCTGGAATAGTATTTGATAAATGGGATGCTGAAAATTTTTATGAGCAAGTATCTAATTTAAACTCTCCTCTTAAAGGTATTCATCCAATAAGAATTTGTGCTGATGCTCAAATCAAATTAAACGATTATATTCGAGACAATTTTGAGCGAATGAATATGAAATATGATTATTCATTCGTTGAGTTCAATAGACCATATTTTACAATCAATACCTTTGCAATTAAGACTGATGATTGGAAAAGAGCATTAGAACTTGCATCTTATGATAGTTTTGATGAAATACAAATTAACAACTACGGAAAAATAAACGACAAAAAGTTTTATTATATTGATAATTCATTCTCAATACATACACTATACAATACGATGTATGGCAATAAAAATGTGTGGAACATTGGTATTGAAAATGGTCAAGAATACGAGTACGAATTTGTAAATTCTATTTTGGAGAAATTAAAATGATTCATTGTATAGGAGATAGTCATTCTGCAGTCTTTAGTGGGGAAGAAAAGATGCAACCCACCTGGCCAGAACCAGCATCAAATCTTTTACCATACTTTACTTCTTACCGGATTGGTCCAGCAACTGCATATCAATTAGCAAATAAACAGCAGTTAATCGAATATCTTATAAGTACAATTAGATTCAATCCTGACGATAGATTAATGTTTTGTTTTGGTGAAGTTGACATTCGAGCACATTTGATTAAGCAATCTCAAATGCAAGATAGGCCAGTAGAAGATCTTGTGATAGAATGTGTAAGTAGATATGTTAGTGCTCTAGAATACTATAAAAAATTTGATGTAGATATTTTAGTTTGGGGTCCAATTGCTTCTTGGTCAGATGAGAAAGTATATACTGGAGGACCTTCATTTGGTACAAATGTAGAACGAAACAATGTCACAAAACTTTTTAATGATTATCTAAAAAATGAATGTGATGATGTTGGATTTGAATTTATTTCAATTTTTGAAAAGATGTTGAATGAAGACTTTACTACAAAGAGTGAATTGTTAGATGATTGGGAAGGATCGCATATGCATTTGTCTCAAAGGGCAATGCCATTAATCTTGGAAACGTTTAAGGATAGGGAATTGATTTGATGAAAAAAGTAGCTTTAATTACTGGTATTACGGGTCAGGATGGTTCGTATCTTGCAGAACTTCTATTGGAAAAGGGATATGAGGTTCATGGAATTGTTCGTAGAGCATCTCTAATCAATACACATCGAATTGACCACATTTATGACCAATTGAATCTTCACTATGGAGATTTAACTGACTCTACGAATCTTGTTGGAATTATTCAAAAAGTTCAACCAGATGAGATTTATAATCTTGGTGCTCAGAGTCATGTAAAAGTTTCTTTTGAGATGCCAGAATATACTGGTCAAGTTGATGCTCTAGGAACACTCCGCGTATTAGAGGCAGTTCGACTTCTCGGTATGAATGATGTTCGGATTTATCAAGCATCTACTAGTGAATTGTACGGACTAGTTCAAGAAATTCCTCAAAAAGAAACAACGCCATTTTATCCACGTTCGCCATATGGTGCCGCTAAAATTTATGGATACTGGATTACGAAAAACTATCGTGAATCGTATGGAATGTATGCTTGCACGGGGATTCTTTTTAATCATGAATCTCCTCGCAGAGGTGAGACATTTGTTACTCGTAAGATTACTAGGGCGCTAAAAGCAATTGCAAATAATGAACAGGAAATTCTTTACCTAGGAAATCTAAATGCAAAACGGGATTGGGGACATGCTAAAGACTTTGTAGAAGCAATGTGGCTAATGCTTCAGCAGGATACTCCTGATGATTATGTTATTGCTACGGGAAAACAGTATTCTGTTCGCGAGTTTGTAGAAAAAGCAGCACCTTATTTTGGGATGCAAATTACTTGGAGAGGTGAAGGATTAGGTGAAATTGGATATGATGTTTTTACCGGAAAAGAGGTTATTAGAGTAGACCCTAAATATTTCCGCCCTGCAGAAGTTGAAACCTTACTTGGCGATGCTTCTAAGGCAAAAGAAAACCTGGGATGGGAACCCAAAACAACATTTGATGATTTAGTAAAGGACATGTGTGAAAATGAACTTTGATTCTAAAATTTTGGTTGCTGGCGCAAATGGAATGGTTGGGTCAGCAATTGTGAGAAACCTAAGAGCAAAAGGATATCAAAACATTATTGAAGGTACTCGATGCAGAGTTGATTTCTGCGATCAGGAAGAGACCAAAGCATATATGGAAATGATGAAGCCTGATTATGTGTTTGTTGCTGCTGCTAAAGTTGGCGGCATCATGGCAAACAATAATTTTAAAGGAGACTTTCTTTATCAAAATCTGCAAATTCAAAATAACATCATTCATTATTCCATGGTAAATGATGTTAAAAAACTTTTATTCCTTGGTTCTTCCTGCATTTATCCAAAGATGTGCGAACAACCAATTAAAGAAGAATACTTGATGACTGGTCCTTTGGAACCAACAAATGATGCATACGCAATTGCTAAGATTGCTGGTATCAAAATGTGTCAGTCTTATAGGGAACAATATGGATTCAATGCCATTTCATTGATGCCTACCAATCTTTATGGTCCCAATGATAACTTTGATTTAGAAACTTCTCATGTTCTTCCTGCAATGATTGCAAAGTTTCATTTTGCAACTACTGAAGGATACCTTATTGATATGGGTGGTCCTTGGTATGGAACGGTAAGACTTTGGGGAGATGGTTCTGCTCGAAGGGAGTTTCTTCACGTTGATGATCTTGCAGAAGCTTGTTTTACTTGTATGATGAATTATAATGATTCTGAGCATATAAATGTTGGGACTGGTGAGGATATTACTATTAAAGAACTTGCTCAAACTATTTCTAGAGCTGTTGGTTTTCCTGGAGATATTGAGTGGGACAAAACTAAACCAAATGGTACACCAAGAAAAGTTTTAGATGTAAGTAAAATTAAATCTATTGGATGGGAACCTAAAATTTCTTTGCTAGAAGGAATTAAAAAAACTTATCAGTGGTACGAAGAAAATGTCAAATAAAGTAGAAAAACCTTGGGGAAGTTATGAAAACCTCATGGATGAGGAATATGGTAAGGTAAAGAGAATTATCATTAAACCAGGAGAATCTCCAAGTTATCAATATCATCACAAAAGATCTGAAGTTTGGGTAATTTTAACTGGACTTGCAAAGATTAAAATTGATGGTAAAGTTACCTGCCATAATCCTGGAGAAATTGTTATCATCCCAAAAGAACATAAGCACCAAATTGAAAATATTGGAGATGATGATTTGATTTTTGTTGAAGTTCAAGTTGGTGAATATTTTGGTGAAGATGATATTGTAAGGGTTGAAGATAAGTATGGAAGAGTATAAAGTATTACTTACCACTAGTGGACTAGGATCTAGACTTGGAAACCTAACTAAGTTTACAAATAAGAGTCTTGTTAGATTGGGAGATAAACCAGTTATATCTCATATCATTGAAACCTATCCCAAAGGAACAGAGTTTATTGTTACTTTAGGGCACTATGGTTCTCATGTAAAACAATACTTAAATATTGCTCATCCAGAATCAAATATAACTTTTGTGGATGTTGATAATTACATGGGTGAAGGTAGTAGTCTTTTGTATTCAATATCTTTATGCGAAGAATACCTAAATCAACCTTTTATTTTTCATGCTTGCGATACTCTTCTTTCTGAAGATTATGTGAGCAAAATTGATTTTTCTACTAATTGGTCTATTGGATGTTTAGGAAAAAACAGTCAATCTTATAGGACAATTAATTCATTACACAATGATAAAATTTCATCAATCAATGAAAAGGGTGAGAGTAATTACAACTATGTTTATGTTGGGGTATCTGGAATAAAAGATTATGAATCATTCTGGAAAGAGGTTAGTAATATTTTATCCAAAACAAATTCAAGTAGTTTGAGTGATTGTCATGTAATCCGTAACATGTTAGATTATTCTGAATTCAAAGTTTTGAATGTGAATGGTTGGCATGATATTGGAAATATTGATGCTCTTAGAGAAGCAAAGGATAAAATTAAATCCTCCATTCATGTACTTGACAAAGAAGATGAGAATATCTTCTTGGTTGGTGATTATGTAATTAAGTTCTTTCACAATGGAAAGATATGCAATGATAGAGTTTTAAGAACGAAGTCTTTGGGTAATTTAGTTCCAAGAGTTGTTGATAGTTCTGAAAACTTTTATAAGTATGAATATTTTGATGGGGAATTACTATCCAAAAAAATGAATCCCCAAAGATTCAAAAATCTTCTTGAATGGTCATCAAAAAATCTTTGGATTCCAAAAGAGGATTCTAATTATAGAGAAAACTGCTTAAAGTTTTATAAAGAGAAAACTCTAATCAGAATTCAAAAGTTACTGCAAAAGTACAACATAAAAGATTCTTCTGATATTATTAATGGCGTGAAGGTTCCTCCAATTAAGGAAATGATAGAATCTATTGATTTTGATTCCATCATGGGAAATTCTCCAAAGGGATTTCATGGCGATTTTATCTTAGATAATATCCTTTACAATGATGGATTTAAGTTGATTGATTGGCGACAAGATTTTAATGGAAACGTTGAATCTGGTGATATGAATTATGATTTGGCAAAATTAAATCACAATTTAGTTTTAACTCACCAAGTCCTTTCAAAAGAACTTTTTACTATCGACACTAAAAATGATATAGAATGTGATGTTTATGTGAAAAAATCTTTAATTGATTGTAAAGAGATTCTGATTGATTTCTGCGATAGAAATGATATTGATTTTAAAAGTATTGAAATACTGAGTTCGATTGTATGGATTAATATGTCTCCATTACATGAACATCCTCTTGATATATTCCTATATTATTTTGGCAAATATAACTTATTTTTAAATATGAAATGAACTTCCCAAAGTACTATATTGGACCAATGAGTAAGAATGTTGTTGACTGTGTGATGGAACATGGTCAGCAACATTTTGTTGGTTTAATACCTTCCAGAAGACAGGTAGATTTTAATTGTGGATATGTGAATAATTGGAATACTAAAACATTTTCAGAATATGTTGACAATAAAGTTCTTTTATGTAGAGACCATGGAGGAGAATCTCAAGGGACTTAT